CATATACAAATATTTTTGGTGGTACACCTATACAGCCCTCAGATGTTAGTTACCGCGAAATTACACTAACAGAGAATATAACTCTTGTTTGGCCCTCATCATTCGTTGACACAACAGAAGTCGTCGCAAAGTTAATGGACGTAATATCAAATGGAGATATATTTGACATCAATATGCCCTCAGCAATGCAGGTCTCTGTCGGCGAAAGCGTTATATATAAGAATATGGGTGTTCAGGCATTCACTGTATATGACGCCGGTGGCGGAGAGATTATCCAAATAGATCCTGGAGAAGCATTTTATATATATGTCAAAGACAATACGACTGACGCTGGGATTTGGGGAGTCACGCAGTATGGGACAGGGGCATCCACCGCAGACGCTTACACTTTAGAAGGGTTTGGGTTAACTACCCTAGCTGCAACACTCAATACGGAATTCAGTGTTGTCGAAAAAGATGACGACTATACAGTTAGTGCATTGGACCGAGCAACTCTCTTTAAATTTGTGGGAGGACAAGCAGCATTTACGTTGCCCTCCCCCGCAGGTGCAGGTATTGGTAACGGGTTCTTCTTTTCGATTCATAACATTAGTGCAGCAGGTCAATTAACAATCATTCCTACGGGAGTCGGCGTTCTTATAGATGGCTTCGCAAACTTTATCATGAGGCCTACAGAATCATCTTTCTTCGTGACAGATGGGGTAAATTGGTTCTCCCTTGGATATGGAAAATCTACGTTATTTACAGTAGGAATCCTAAATAAAGTTGTTATTGGCCCTGGACCAGTTGTCCTGACAACGGCCGAAGCAAACCTTTTAGTCCATCAATTCTCAGGTAACCTTACCGGAAACGTTCAGATCACCTATCCTAATGTTAACGCTCAATATTATGTGAAGAATGAGACTATAGGCGGTTTCAGCCTCATTCTAACAATAGCTGGGTCTGCGAACCCGATAACTCTCATCCCTGATGCATCTCTCATCCTTTATTCGGATGGGACTGATCTCCATAGTATCCCGACTGAAGCGCCGGGCTCTGTGGCTTTCGCAGATGGAACAGCAGCACAACCATCCATTCGTTTTGTCAGTGACCAGACAACGGGTATTTATTTAGATTCTCTAGGCAATCTCGGGATCTCTGCGTCAGGTAATCCAACCGTTATTATTGATGGCAATGATTTGGCAAGCTTTGTCCCTATAAATTCTTTTAATGGAGGGTATCTTGATTATGGGCGTAATCTCTATTCTTTAATACGAGCTTACGACAATGGCTGATCATAAAATATTACCCCTAAAGCCCACTCCTGGCATTCAAAGAGACCTGACACAATTCGACAGCACGGGCTACATAGACGGGCAATGGGTAAGATTCTATAAAGGATACCCTCGTAAAATAGGCGGATTTCAGCTCTTAACGCCAGGATCGACAGAAATCACAAGAACTCTGTTCTCTGTTAAGAAATCCGAATCATTCGACTTATATATGGGGAGAGAATCAGGGGTTACGGTCACTAATTATCTTGTTTCAGGAGCAGCATCCCCAGAGATAGACAGGACGCCTTTAGACTATGTTCCTCATGAGAATAACCAATGGTCGTTTGAACTATTCAACACCCAAGTAGATGGCGTACCTACTCTATTAATTTTTGCTCACGTAGCTCACAAAGCGCACGACATTAGCAACACGACAAATGGTGAACTTTATTATGGGGATGTTAATAGCACGGCTCCCTTGACGCGAGTATATCAAGACTCTCCCACAAACTTAGTTCCTCTTATATATAATGGCGGCATCGTTGCTGTTCCTCCGTTCTTATTCGCGTACGGAAACGGGGGTGTTGTTTCGTGGTCAAAATCGGGAAATCCTCTTATGTGGGACGATGTCGATATCGCATCCATCGCAGGAACGAAAATTGTTGCAGGGTGGCGAACAAGAGGGAGTACAGCCCCTACTGTATTATTTTGGTCATTAGATAGTCTTATCAGGGGGACATTTATTTCTGAGGATCTTGGGTTTAGCTTCAACACAATTGAAGATGATATATCAATATTATCTCCTAGAAGCATCATTAAATACGATCAGGTCTATTATTGGGTAGGAGCGGATCAATTCTATTACTACAACGGCGTGGTCCAAAGCATCACGAATACATTTTCGACAGATTGGTTTTTTAACAATTTAAATAAAGAACAATCAGCGAAAGTGTTTGGAGTCAGCATTCGGCGATACAATGAAATTTGGTGGTTCTACCCTCGTGGAAACGCTACTGAATGTACACACGCTATTATATTCAACGTTAAGGAAAATATTTGGTATGACACACAGCTTCCTAGATCCCATGGGATATCTGCGAATTTATATACGTATCCGATCATGGCGGATTCGACAACGGTTATTAACCTTGACGCAGAAGTTGACCCAGAAACTAACCAGCGGCCGATAACATATCCTATATGGACCCATGAAAAGGGCAATAACCAGATTCTGTTTAATCAAATATTCGCGATCAGATCATCATTTGAGACAAATATTATGGATCTGTTCGAACAGAATGGAAATGACAGGCAATTACGTATTCGAAGGATTGAACCGAACTTCATCCAAACAGGGGATATGAACGTTAGGGTTATCAATCGCGGGTTCTCTCAGGGAGACCTGCAGCCTTCTCCCCTATATACGTTTAGCCCAGATCAATCAAAAATTGACATGAATGAGATGGGGCGTCTTGTAAGTCTTAAGTTCACGAGCGATACCCAGGACGGTTTCTATCAAATGGGCAAGGTTCTTTTGAATATCGCCGAGGGTGACGTGAGACCGAAGAGTTAGCGTATGACAGCGATAACATTACCTGTAAAGATTGATTTTAAGACATGGGCTCAACAGATAATTGAAGATTTGCCGAATATAGAAATGCCCTTTCCGGGAGAAGAAGAAGACTGGGAAGATTGGGTTTCAAAAATCATTCTGAATAACCCAGGTATAGATGTTCCAATCGCCAAATATCTGACTTATAAGACATCGGAGCATTGGAGAGAGTGGGCTGAGCACTTTGTTGTGATAGTGCAATCCTCATAGCACAATTGATAAATATATCTTTTTGAATATATAATAATAGTCAAGTTATTGTTATACTGTAAAGTAATTACACATTACTTATACTGAGAATAACTTGGACACACAATTCTTACAAAACAATATTCCAGCACCTTATCAACAGAGCTTGCAAGCTGATACTTCTAACCTGGCTAGAGGTGGGAGTGCAAAAGCTCCTAAAATGGTTGTTGCTCACTTCAGCAAAAAAGAATTGGATGATCTTGATGATCTTCGTGGCCACAGTGCCAGAGATTCAACAACAGGTTATCGGGAATACAAAGACTTAGAATATCTCCTGGAAAATCCGCACATCCGCGCTCACATAGAATCGCATGTAAGAGGAAAAAGACGTCACCGAGCAATGGGTGGATCAATGGGCTCCGATATGGCTTCAATGGGTCGTAATGGCGACAATGAAATGGCGCTTATTACCCCTAAAACTGCCCAAATGTTCGACGGTATGGCAGGTCAACAGAGTATTAATCCTCACACCAACAAGCCTGAATACTTCAGTTTAAGTGGCGCTTTTAGCGGCCTTGGTAGCTCTTTAAGTTCTGGATTGTCCAGCGCAGGAAGTGCCATGGGAAGTGGATTATCCTCTATGGGCTCAGGCCTTCAATCTGCTTATACAGCAGCTTCTCCTTACGCCAAACAATTCGGAGAGGCTGCGGCCCCTCATGCGCAGAACTTTGCAGCCCAGATGACACCTCATCTAGCTCAAGGTCTTGGCAATGCAGCGCAATCTTGGGGGCAAGGACAAGATTTCAGAAGTGCTCTCGGCCAAGGGATGAGAGGCGGCATGCAAAGCGGTCTTCAATCCATGGGAAACAATGAGAGTAATCCTGCCTGGATGCGTGGAGCCTCTCAAATGGGCGGCGGCATGATGAATGCCTACAACAATAGACAAGATATGGGCGGTGCTTTCCGTCAACAGCTATCGAATCAAATGCCTGGAATGACGAATTACGGCATGAGCCAGATGGAACAAAGAGGGGCTCCCCAGTGGGCCCAACAAGGCTTACAGGGGATGGGTAATACAGCTCAACAGGGTCTAACTGGTGGAGACTGGAGGGGTGCTGCGCGTCAAGGAGCAGCTAATACATTCGGTGCAGGCATGAATCAAGCTCAACAACAAATGCCTCAACAGTGGCAAGGAATGATGGGCGGTCTTAACCAAGCAGGTCAAGCCGGCATCAGAGGACAAGGTGACTGGAGACAGGGAGCAGGGCAAGCCTTCGGCGGTGCAATGCAAGGCGCACAGCAGAGCATGGGGCAAGGAATGCCGCAATGGGCACACCAAGGCATGGATCAAGGTCGTCAAGTAGGACAGAGCATGTTTGACACAGGAATGCAAGGTGGAGATTGGCAAAATGCTGGGCGTCAAGGTTTAGGCCAGATGGGCCAGAACATGATGCAGAGCTATGCGCCATATGAACAGGGCTACCGCAGCTAATTAAAAACTTTCGGTGAGAGGCAATGTTATGAACCCGGAAATTCTAAACGAAAACGTTCCGTCCCCCTTTGACTCTCAGAAGAGTCCGCAACAACAGGAAGAAATGCCTGTAATTGTTGTTCATATCTCTAAAGATGAAATCAAATCATTAGATGATCTACAAGGGGGGGCCTCTTTCGACGAAGAGACGGGTGTAAGAGAATACAAAGGAATTGCAAAAATCTTCCAGGAGACACCTGAACTCGCCGAGATTTTCGTGGCCGCTGGGAAAGACATTACAGATAATGGAAAGTTAGATAATCCTGATTTTAAGACAATTTATGAAGAAGCGAAGAAAAGGCTTCCTAATTATCAAGAATCTCCTGCTGATTATAATCCAGAAATTGAGAAAGCAGCTGAACTTGGCGAAGGTGGAGACACAGAGCTTGTTATCTTCCCAACCATGTTGGCTGACCTTTTGGATGAAATCAGAGGGGAAAGAAAGATCAATCCTCGTACAGGATTAAGAGAATATAGCTGGAAGAATCTTAAGAATTCATTCTTGCGCGTGGCTGCAACAGTCGCTGGCGGTATAGCTGGAGCTTATGCAGGACAACCTGGGGTGGGTGCCGCTCTTGGAAACTTGGCAGGGCGTATGGCGACGGGGCAGAGTGCAGGCAGCGCTTTCCTGCCAGCCGCTAAGAACTATGGTTACACGATGGCGGCTCAAGGAGCCGCTGGCTTAGCAAACAGCGCCTTTCCAGGGATGGCAGAATCGGTAAAAAATGTCGCAGGGACTGGATTCTTCGGGAATGCTGCAGGTAAGTTCCTGAATCAGGGTCAGGGTATGGGATTCCTCGGAAATACGACTGGCAGCCAATCTGGCTGGGGCGGCGCGTTAGGAAGCGATTACGGCGGCCTAGGAGGTTTGTTAGGCGTGGGCGGTAGTAATTCTGCTAGCGCTTCTAACCCGACTCCTCAGAGTGCTGTAGGAGCTGGAAATGCCTCCGCAGCAGCAGCTGAATCTGGTAGAACAGGCTTTATGAAAAGCCCGCTTATGAGTGTATTATCGAGTCCGGCGACTCTAATGCTTGCCTCCACAGCTCTTCAGATGAAAGGTCAAAAAGACGAAAGAAGAGAGATGGAGAAGATTAATCGGCAAGGTTCTCAAGCATTTAAACAAGCCGCAACAGATCCTAACATGACGAGAAGTCTTCCTGGTCCTACATGGATACAGAGGGTAGTGTACAAGCGTGGTCCTGATGGGCAGATGTACCCAGCTACTGAAGCTGTCCCAGTATACCCAGGACAACCAGCACCAATAAATCAACAATTGCCTCCTCCTGATGCCGATCCTAACGCTGAAGCCTCACCTGCCTTTAGAAGCGGAGGTCGTGTAAAAAGAGCAAGGGGCGGAAGTTCAGGGGCCCCTAGTCGAGAATACGGTTATTATGACTCTGGCAGTAGCGGGGACAGTCATTCGGCGGCAAACAATGCGGCTATGAATAGTTATCTAGCTAGTCTAGATAGTGGAGGTGGCAGTAGTGGAGATGCGTCTGGTTATGGTAATTCTCCATACACTTCTGCAGACAAGCAAGCCCTTAGTAGCCATATACATGAATTAGCAAGCAGACCTGACTGGGGCCATCATGGAACTGCATCTACACCCCATTCTACTCCGAGCACATGGCAATCTCAGCTGGGAGCCGTGGCCCCTCTTTTAGGGGGGGTACTTGGCGGCCCAATTGGTGCTCTTGCAGGTTCTGGTGTCGGTGCTTTTCTAAGACCACCAACCACAGGGCAGATGGCAATGGATAAGGTTGTTGATACGTTTATACCTGGAATGGGTGGACTAGTTAATGAATTTGGCCCGAGCTTTAGTCAAATAAAAGATGTGCTCACTGGCAATATTGAAGGGATTCCCTTCCAGAAAGATGCTGGAGGAAGCAGAGATGACGCTTCTGGTTATGGTAATGCGCCACAAGGCCATTCTAGAGCAAGTGAAGAAAAACGTTTTAAGATGGACAAAGAGAGTGTTAACCCTTCTAGGACTAGAGGAAGAAGTCTTCCTGGTCCTACATGGATACAGAGGGTAGTGTACAAGCGTGGTCCTGATGGGCAGATGTACCCAGCTACTGAAGCTGTCCCAGTATACCCAGGACAGCCAGCACCAATAAATCAACAATTGCCTCCTTTTAAAAGAGGTGGACGCGTGAATAATGGTATGAATCCTATGCACGGGAATCAGGCCGGGTATATCGGGGGCCCTGGGAAAGGGCAAGATGATAAGATCCCTAAAGATGTACCTGAGGGGAGCTATATCATCGATGCAAGTTCAGTTTCTATGTTTGGCGATGGTTCCAGTCGCGCTGGGAAAGATGAACTAGATAGAGCAGTCGCTCTTATCAGAAAGAAAATGCCCATTCCTGCTCATAAACTAGCAAGGGGCGGAAATATCGGCAAGAGGATGATCCCAGCGATGTTATCAGACGGAGAATATGAGATTGACCCCATGACAGTCACTGCGATTGGTGGAGGATCTAATAAAAAAGGCGCTAAATTTTTAAAGTCTGCTGTTAAACAACTGCGCCAGCATAAAAATAGCAATGGGGATAGATTGCCTCCTAGAGCTAAAGATTTAATCTCTTACCTGAAGGGAGCCTCATAATATGCCTCGTACATATTATTATCAATCTCAAAACCCTCCGAATTTTTACACTGGTCAACTCGATCCAGACTTTCAACCGATAAATTTAGGATTAGATCCATACGACCCTCATGGACGAGCCCCTGAATTAGGCCCCGCACCTGATCCGCACCCTGCTTTGCCTGCAGGCTATACAGGGACAAGCATGCCACAGTACATGCATGATGCTGTCTATCGTTTGTTACATAGTGCCGATATAAATGCGCAAAAGACGTATGAACCTTATATGGGACAAAGGTTTGCACCACAGACTACAACAGAACGTGGGGCAAAGACTTCTATGCAGGGAGCTATTAACGCCCCAGTACAACAAGGCGCATATGACCGAGCTATGGAAGCTGCCCAAGAGGTTATGGGACAATCCGCCATGGGAGAAGAAGCTCAGGGTCTCTTAGGTATTGCCGCCATCAATCCATCCCGGAAATATGGTCAGTACATGAATCCTTATCAAGAGAAGGTTTTAGACGTACTTGAGCGTAGAGCCAATAAGAATTTAACTGAGAATATTCTTCCCAGCATTCGTTCTAACTTCATTAGCCAAGGTGCTTACAACAGTGGTAAGCGGAATGAGATGGAAGCAAGAGCGGCTAGAGACATGCAAGAATCTCTTATGAATCAACAAGCTGGCGTCTTAAGTCAAGGGTATGAGAAGGCATTAGGACAAGTTAACATAGATCAACAAAAGGCATTACAAGCTGCCAATCTCTTATCTAATACTTCTCAAAGTGATCTATGGCGTCAAGGGACGACTGCAAAAGACGTGATGAACCTAGCTTCTCAAGCACAGCGTGACAAACTGATGCAACTCGATGTTTTAAGTCAGATGGGAGCACAAGAAAGGGCTTTAGAACAACAAAAGAACGACTTCGCTTTTGAACAACATTTGGCGGCCCACGAGTTCCCATTCCAACAACAAGCTCGTTTAAACGAGGCTGTACGGGGATTGCCGGCTACAGGACAATATACGCGCCAAACTACCTACACTCCACAATCTGCGCCTGTTACGAGCCCATACTCAGCTATGGGTAACGCACTAGGGGCGTTCGGAGCGGCACAAGCTTCAAGGCAATCTGCAAGAGGCGGCCATTTCGCACAAGGAGGCCCCGTAACAGCTGAGCCTATGCAGCAGAATCCATCTCCAGAGAGAGAGAGAATGTTAGGTGTCGCTGGTGATTTTGTGTCTGGAAAGCATGATCTCAACCCAGGAATGATGATGCTGGCACATATGTACGGGAATATGGGTAAGCACCATACCCCAGGAAACATGTGGGCATCTATGAATAAATCTATCCAACCTGGTGTAGAGGCATTTGAAAAGTCTCACCAAAGAAATAGTGATAATCAGCTACAAGCAGCGAATCTGTTTAGGCTTATAGATCACTCCAGATCGGAAGAAAGAAAACATCAAGACGCGCTCTCACAACAGAAAGATGAATTGGCTTTGGATAAGGCTTACAAGATGGGGCTATTAGATCTGAATAGAGGGAAAGCCCATGCAGGCCAAGAGGTGAAGAGCAACATTAAAGAAGTTAACGGTAAGCTATATAACATAGGGATAGACCCTACAACAGGCAGGCACCAAGCGACGCTTGTTGAGGGTGTAGAACCCCCTAGCGAAATCAATATGTCAAAGTTAAATGCTGTCGATAAAAAGGCATTAATGGACGCTCAAGCGTTCCTAGGGTCTTCTAGCTCATTCGGCCAAACACTGGATGAATTAGAGGTTGAGGCAGCGAAATTAAATACAGGTCCTACCATCTCTACAATGCTGCCGAATAAGGATGACAGTTTCTTAACAGCTGCTGGGAAGGGTATATCAAGATCATTAGGGGCAACCCCTGGGGATCTAAGCGATGTGGGTAAATTCGAAAATCTAACGAATGACCTTGTCCTTAAGGGCGGGAACCAGCTGAAAGGCAGCACTGTCCCCCTTGGAAAACTTAGAATGATGGAGAAGACCAAACCTGAGCTATCGAAAACACGAGAAGCGAACCTAGCGTCCATTAAACATTACAAAGATGATTTGGAACGTGGGAAAGAAGCTTCACAATATATCATAGACAAGGTTATGAGTGGTGTACCTTCCCCGAAGGCAATTGCAGCTTTTGAAAGATATTGGGATGATAAACAAGCCTCCGTTAGAAAGAATGCCCCATTTAATAAAACTCCAGATGATTACCTAAATGGTAATGCTCGGGATGAATCTAAATCAGCGATGATTAGGGAGGGCTCTGCTAAGGAAGCTATTAAAATGGTTGCACCGGATGGACGTATTGGCATGATCCCATCTCAGAATGTTGAAGCTGCTATGAGATCGGGGTTTACTCGTGGGTAACAAATTAAACTTTGAGGATTTTGGTGGGAAAGAAATTCCTTTCTCACAAGAAGACCCTAAATTAAACTTTGAGGATTTTGGCGGGAGCGAGATTAGCAAACCGCCAGAAGAAGCAAAGAAAGAAGGAGCGCTTCCACGTGATATCATGAGGGAAGAACCTAAGCCAAGGGCGAAGAAATCTACTTCTCTATACGATACACTAAAAAGTGGAGCTCAATCTTTCTCGAAAGGAGCAAGAAACGTAGCCGCAGGTATTGGGGATGTAGGGGATTTATTCTCCCTCCCGATAACAGCTACCTCAAGAGCCTTGGGGCTTTACGACTTTAAGCCTATGGGCGAGCAGATAGGACAAGGGATAGATACGGCGACTGGAGGCTATACAAAACCTGTAACGAAGAGAGAAAAGGTATCTGAGGCCGTGGCTCGGGCAGTTACCGGCATCCCTGTTTTAGGAGGTGGTGCGTCGGCTTTGATGAAGCTATTAGGGACCACAAGCCGGACAGGAAAAGTCGCAAAGGGTCTTAAGGATATAAGTGAGCTTACACCTCAGAATATAGGATCCACAGCACTCGCTAGCGGGACAACACAGCACATCCTTAACCAAGACCCAGAACAACCTTTGGTTGCTCCTCTGGCCGGGTTATTGGCTGCTATAGGTGGCAATGCTGCTTTAGGCGCGACCAAATTAGGGGCGAGGAGTCTAACAAAGGCAGGAAGATCAAAAACGAAGGCAATGATAGGAGAGAATCTTAGCGTTAATCCTGAGAAGGTAGAGGCAATGTTAGCGGCAGATATGCCCTTAACCCTTAATGCCGTCACTGATTCTGGGCCCGTACAAAGAGCTTACAATATTACAAGAAAATCTCCTTTTGCTGGTCCTATCATCCATGAGGCAGATCTTAAGCAATTGGCTCATATCGAGAATGTGACGGGGATGACCCCCGAATCTCTTAAGAATTTAACCCCTGAAGCCGCTGGTAAATTGGCAAAATCAGGCATTGATACCTATAAAACAAATCTAGGTAAAAAAATGGGGGACTATGAGTTAGAACTAGAGAAATATTTAAAACATGCGGACGCTAATGGTAATAATCTTGTTAATATTGATGCTCCCCTGGAGAACTTATTAAGCAAACTCACGAAGCTAAAGGGTCCCGCAGCACAAGAATCCTTCATGAAGACACCAATAGGGAAAGACTTAAACTACCTTCAAAAGCAATACGCTGAATTTGGTGGAGCAATCCCTTATGAGAACCTTAAAGCCTTTTTGGCTAATCTCCGTGAGAACAAGATAACTACGTTTGGTCTCATCGGAAAGAAAACCCAAGGGGAGATCAAGCATCTCGAAAAGGGCCTCACAAAATCAATCGGAGACTATTTTTCGTCTATAAGCCCTGAAGCAAAAAAGATTTGGGGGGAACGGAACGCTTTCTATTCCCAATATGCACAAGATGTAAAACCTCATTTTAACGACATCTTAAAAGCATATAAGAATTCAGAGCCTGCAGCTTTCAATAAGATATTCTTTGAATCTAAGAACTCGGCTAGGAAGCTTAAGCCACTCTACGAGGCTTTCTCTCCCGATGAAGCTCAAGATTTTACGCATATGTTCCTAAACAAATTAGGAGCCGCTAATCGTAAGGGCGATTACAATGCCTTCACAATGGCTGATAAATTTAGAGGGCTCCCAAAGCCCACACAACATGTTCTTTTGTCAGGATTTGATAATGAGTCCCGAAAGAAGTTCCCAAAGGTTGTAGATGCAGTTAGGGCGTTAGGAGAAGGTGCCTTAGAGGGGAATCCTTCCCAGACAGCGTATACTCAAAATTTCATAGATACTTACAATAACTTGATGAAAAAGTCACAGATAGGATTGGCTGCGCTCGCAACAGGGAATCTACCTCTTGCAACGACAACAGCTGCTTTAGCAGCAGTACCTATTATTGCGACTAAATTCGCGGCTAAAAAGATATTCACGAATCCTGATTTTATTAAAGGCATTTATGATGGTATGAAAGCGAACCCGAAGCAGGCCCCAAGATATCTAGAAAGCCTTACCAGAAGAGGGAAGGCAGGCCGTTTAATCCTTACAGAAATTCAAACTATGCTGAATAATCAGGACGCAGAACAAGAGAGACCAGGGTAGACGCATTTTAGATGCGCCTACAATTTATTAGCATTCTCGATAACTTCTAGTTTGTGCTTGAGATCTTCTACCATGACTTGAAGTTCGTTTGTTTCTATGAGCTTACGTCGAATGTCGAAGTGCTCAAGGATCTCTAAAGATTCTGCAGGTGATATTTCAGCATTGATCATCCTGTCACAAATATCATCACAGGCAAGCCCAATACCCTCCAGGGTGGAAAGATTATATGGATTAAGCTTAATTAGTCTCCCTTTCCCAAAGTAGTGTGTGCGCTCGATAAGGAGCCTGGAAGCAGCTACATCTCCATTCTTTGCTTGTTGGACGACAACAGCGACGATATCTTCCATATTCTGTTCGCCTATGACATCCAGATATGTTTTGCTCTTCGTCCTGCTGCCTTTTGGCCTTCCTGTCCCAAATTTATTGCCTGGCTTGAATGTTCCGGCGTGTGTTTTTTTTGGTTTAATTAGTATGTCCAAAATATTCCTCTAATACTCATTTATTCTATACTGTCAAGTATATCTTGTATATTATACTCATCATGCGCAACAAAATAAAGCGCATTTCTTGATTTGAATATCGGGCACTCTTTACCTGTCAAAATATTCCTTTTCTTATCTAATTCTGACTTAGTGTCCTTTGACGTATTCGCATACTTAGAAGGGATTATATTGCTGAAATTAAACGTTACAAATGGGATAACATTCTCAAATCCGGTCTGGATAGGTTCTGGTTCAATAGGTGTTTCTGGGGGCTCATTATCGCTCTTGAATTCATCCTCATTCAACATATGCCTTATAACTATATATCGATAAAGAATCTCGTTCTGGCGCTTCTCTTGATGGAAGAAAGTGTTAAGAGTGGGATCATTGAAGTGTTTGATGGTTTCCTTTTTAACTCCCTTAAACAACTCATAAAGACGGGACTGAGTTTCCTTATCTTCTGTCTTTCTAAAAAAGAATATTTCCGGCTCTTTGTATTCTATCATTTCGCTTAATATCTAAATGTTTGCTGTATAGATATATTATAGACTAAGTGAAAGACAATCAATGTGGGATTCCTTTCCCTCATTGTCATTGACCAACAATTTATGATATTGTTTATTTTGTGTATGTCCCAAGCATACGGCGTGCCATATCGTACAAATAATGAGTACCCCTCTTTTCAGAGGATAATGTGGGAGAATGGCCCACTATGAGCACGCACTAACGAACAAACTTGGATACGCTGCCAACCCCTTATGTTTTTGGCGTGCCTAGTCCTGTCACTATATAATTAAAATTCCAATCGGCCATTTCCTCAATTTTACTCATAGCGAAGGCGAATAAGTCGTTATAATCTTTATTATAGTTCTTATTGTCCTCGCTAGGGAAAAGACCTATTTTAAAAGCTAATTCATAAGCCATTTTGAGAGATTCAGTCCGCAGACTCAGTTTTTCATGATTTTGTAATTTGGTCATCATTCTAATCCCTTAGAGTGCGATACCCCTCAGAAAGGGATATCGTCATCTATATAGTCATCGTTTGTTTTCTTTTGAGATACTGAGTTTGCATCAGGTGTAACACGATTATCGAGAAGAACGAGCCTGCCATTAAAACGAGGGATAAGGACTTCTGTGACAACATGTTCCTTATTATCTTTATCCATCCATTTCCTAGTTTGTAGCTGCCCTTCGAGATAAACCTTTGATCCTTTTTTAAGATATTTCTCGGCAATTTCACCGAGTTGCTCGTTCATAATAACGACTCGGTTCCACTCCGTTCTTTCTTTTTTCTCACCTGTAGTCTTATCTTTCCAATGCTCACTTGTGGCGACGGATAGACGTACGGGTTTCATCCCATTCGTTAGTGTCTTAACTTCTGGGTCTTGGCCTAGATTGCCAATCAAAATAACTTTATTAACAGAACCGGACATATATTTTAGACTTTCTTTTTTTAGTTATGCTTACCGGTGGACTAATCTTAAAGTTCTGACATCTAATAACGCATTATCATAGTAAGACCCGGAGCCAACCGCTATAGAGCCTTTCAAATAATAAGAAGATTTAATGTCGAATTCTGCAATATTAAAATGATGCCGAATGTCTGATGCGTCTCTATAAAATGTAAAACCTGGCTTTGGCAATGCTGCTACCTCATTAAGAAACTCCACCAGAGAAGGGTCTATTTTGGGAATTATTGTTACAGGGATAACCTCTTCAGCCACAACGGCTCTTGGTGCCTTCGTGACCTCTGGCTCATTCTGGTACCCTAGGCAGTATCCAATCATAGATAGGATGCTACCTGATCTGCATGTTGAACTTTGTTTCTCTGCCAACTCATTATCCGCGGCAAAAGCTGTAGACATAAGTAGTGACGATATTATTAAAAACTTTTTCATTTTATATCCTTTTTCTCAATTGTAAAAATATCAGTGACGCCTAGGAGGCCCAGGACGAGCACAATGATTTGGTCTATGTTATCGGGAGTGAAATACATAACAACACTCCCTACGACGCCTATAATGCCTTTCCAAGTTGACACTTCTTTGAGGCGACACTTCATGTAGTCGAGCATATTGCTTCAGAAATTACGGCTAAATCAATCCAGAAGTCAGCGTTATCTTCGAAAACTCTGGCGACCCCTGTAGCCGTATCTTTCTTCCCTTCTTTGTGCTCGGAAAGAATTTTTTCTTTGATGTCTTCTACAGAAAGTGTTGTCTCAAATCCAAGATCGCTTAATAAGCGTCTCACAGATATATTAGCACCAAATATTTTGTCTATGAGCGTTTCTTCAAATAATTTTATGGGGCTACATGTCATTCTACCATCCTTTTTTTGTTTACCTCCCAAACTATGTATGTTGGAGGTATGAAGATTGCTAATCCGATAATAACACCACAAAGAATATCCAAAATTTAGCTCTCTAGCATTTCGATCATTTCATCGCTTTTGGATGTCGCCTTTTCTTCTGGGACATCATCGCTCCATAAGGATTCTACACCTTGATCGATTGTTATTTTATCTTCTGTCGTTGAATCATCTACCTCTATGGCTGCTATTATATCAGCAGTTTTAGGAAGATACTTACACAATTGTTTGATCGCGGTTTTTCTCCTCATAGCACTGGGATGTGTCTGCCAAGGTCCATTCCTGAAAGTCTTAGATGTTCTCATGATAGCATCGACTTCTTCCATGGTGAGTATCTCGGATTGGATAGTCCCCCCTACAAGCTTTGCGTAGGCATAAACACCAATGCAAGCCCCTCTATCTTTAAGGCATGGTCTATGGACAAGTTGTTCTTCTGTCCCATAGGACACGTAGAACTCATCATTTTCATAAACTTCCTTAGCAACTATGGAGAGGACTTTACCTGTCCTTAGAACGAGTTCTATGAGGCCCTGATATCCTATCTGGACCTGGACTTCCTTACCATAAGGGATAAGGTGGACGAGCCCCAGGTGATCTCCTGGCTCGAGTCCTAGCATTGCACAACGCATGATAGCGTTGATAAATGATAGGGGATTACAGGCAGCTAATTGTGGACTTTTTCGGATACAAGAGAGAGAGACGCTCGCCATCCTATCTGGGGTTAGATAGGATGGGAGAACTTTCTTCATCTTGTTCTTGAAATCGTCATTGGATAAGAAATCAACGACAGTTTCTGGCTTCTTTTTATTAACGATTTGGTTCATTTTCGAGCGCTCTTCTTTCAGCCGGTGTTAATTTTTTATAAGCCTTAAGTTCTGACTTCTCGAATTTGTGGGGCTCGTTTTTATTTCTCGGCAGGCTTTTAGGACCTTGTTTCTTATAGATTCTCATCATCAAAGCCTTATCGGATAACCCTAGATAATCAGCGGCCTCTTTTAAAGAAAAGGGCTTCCCAGAGTCCTCTTTTTTTTTAACATCTTCGATTGTATCGGCAGGCTCTGCTGGTCGGATGGGTTCTTGAGGTGCCATAGAAAATTCCGCGTCAGGAGCTGGAGGAAGCCCAAAGACAGAGGAGGTTTCGCCTCCTGATGGCGCGACATGTTCTTTATTCTTTGTATAAAGTGTTTCGAGAAGATGATCGTTCCAATCCTCCATAAACCACTCAAAAGCTGCCTTTGTCGTCTCAAATGAGAATCCATGGGATATCATTGTCTCAAAAACATATTTCTTTAATTCTAATATTTCTTTTCTATCCATTACCTTATTCTTAATGTTCGTGTTGTTGTTTCTTTACTGTACTTTTTATATATATCAGGGCTCTCGGCCTTCATAAGAAGAGTATCCAATCTATTACTCACTATTTCTCTATAAGTCGCTAAGATTGTCTTTCCATCTGTGTCCATGATGGAGAACGAGTCTGCGATTTTAGAACATATCTGAGTTTTATGTTTTTCCTCTTCCTCTTGGAGATTTTTTATCTTTTCTCGTATCTCCTTTAATTTATCTATCGTATATCTTGACTCCTCGT